TCCTGTCTCACCCTCAGAGGCAGGTATTAGAGACGTTTTTATACACCCTATAGGTCTCGGTTTAAGGAGTGTTTGGATGGTGAGGAAACCCTCACCCCGTCCATGTATTTATATTAAGCGATACCTAGGGGTTTGTCAAGCGCCTAGGACAGTTTCTAAATCGGACCTCCAGTCGGACGCAACCTGCTCGACGACCTGCTTAACATATTCTTCTCTCTTCTCTTCCTTTCTTTCCACAATTAATTGACGCTGATACTTTGCCTCGTGCATTTCCTTTACACGATTCATATCAAGATGTTTTTTTGATCTTTGGAAAGCGTTCATCAAATCAGGTTTTCTTTTATTTATTCTTTTAATGCCATGTCTAAAAGATAATAGACAACATAACATACGCCTGCCATAAAAATACCAAGACTAATAATCACACTCCATGTGGGATCACTATAGTTTGCTTGTGTTTTAAGTATGTGTAACATTACAAATTCCTCCCGTACATTCTTCCTGTTCCTGTAGCAACATCAAGTGCTTTCCTTGCTGTAGAGCACATTCTCCATACTCTTCTTTCTCTGGTTGTAAGTATCACATTAAATCCAAGTAGATCACCATCTGGTTCGTCTGGTATACCTGTTGGTTCAACAAAAAAGATACCAGCATGAGCAACACACTTCCAACCAATATCAACGAAACCTAAATCTCGTAGAGCGCATTCAAGTTTAAGACTGTGGCAACCGTCTGAAAGTAGCATAGGGAACCTAAACCTCTGTTATATTTACGCATCGTAATAAATAAAAGCGTAAACATTCATAAGAATACAATGAGAAGACTATTGCCGTTAGCTTCTTTGTTATTCTTTGCAACTCCAGTTAGTGCAGCAGAAATCAATTCACGCATTGTAGATTCTGTACAATTAACTGTTGACGGTCCCGCTATACAATCGACGCGAATTGGTAGCAACTACACTGTTTCAGGTAGTAATATAAGTGTAACCACTCTAGGTGGTCTGACTGGAGCATCTGCGACTGCCCCCGCAACAATCAGTTCTGGTGACTATGAGATTGACACTGATGGAGCAGCATTTACATTCTCCGAAACTACTTTGGTTGGTGATGTTCCCGTGACGACCCAACAACAACTAAGTTCAGGTGGAAGAATCGACACGCCAAACATCTACGGAGACTCCATTACGAGTAATGGTGGTACTCCTGGTAGTCTTGCAGGCACTTTGTCTGCAACTGGTATCCCGACTGTCACTGCAGGCGGGTCCGGTACAACTGCCATCGGTGAGGGAACAATCGACCTGTCGGTATTCAAATGAGGCATCTCCTAGCAACGGTGGCGTTGGTAGGTTTTTCACTACCTAGTTACGCTGCATCATTTATTCCTAATTCTACTAGAGGAACAGTAACATCGGAGACCACCTCCACTCAAACGATTGTAGAATCAATCAGACAAATAGAATATACAACTGGAACATCTTATACAGTTACAGGAACTAACATCAACATTCCTGCCAACCCAGTGCCAGGTGCCAACTACACAATGATCGACCCTGGCGCACCATTTCAGTTTAGTGAGACATTACTTGGTCCAGGAATTGCGACAGAAACATGGATAGAGCGAACCACAACAACCGATTCAACAACAAATTCTATATCGGTCTTTACTCAATAATAGTTTCGTTATGTGCTCCAGCATATGCAGAGGCACCCAGTACCACAAACATTGCTGGGCCTACTGCTGCTGCTACAGGTAACGTAACTAATCAGGCTGTGCAAGTATTACAGGGACCGTTTGCTGTAAATACATTTGGTTCTGGTATCAGTTGTCAAAGTCCGACATTGAGTGTCCAACCCTTTGTTATGGGAAATAATAATTACAACTGGGATCCAGAATCATATCTGACAGGCAGTCGTAATATGGGTATCTCTTTAGGATTTAACATTCCTCTCGATGGTAGTCTCACTTCTCTTTGCAAAGAAAGAGTCAGAGTTGCTATCGAAAGACAACAAGCAGAAGCAGACAAAGCAAGATTAGATTTTGAATTAGTGAGACTACTTAAATGTGGTGAAGCAATGAAAGCAGGAGTACGTTTTCATCCACAGAGCCCTTATGCAGGTATCTGTGCTGATGTAATTGTCATCCAACCACCTGCTCCTCCACAACCAGTTGCTGTAGTACAACCAGCGGCAGATGGAAATTAAACCTATTCTTATTCCCAGGAGTGTAATTAGAGATATACCACCACCAGTTGTTCAATCACCAGAACTTGAAGTTCCTGTTGTGAGAGGTATTGCTCCACCTGCTGTTAATGTTCCTGAAGTCATCATTGATTATCCAACCATTGATGTTCCTACAAGAGAAGAGTTTGAAGGTGCTGTAACTCCACCAAAGGAAGAACAACCTGCACCAGAAGAACCTAACAGACCTGGTCTTCCTCCATCATTACCAATTGAAACTCAACCATCAATTAATGTTGGTGGTGTTGATGTTCCTATTCCTGAACCAGGACCATTGGTTGCTGCTGGTTCTCTAGCAGTGGTAACTACTGCTGTCACTCTCGGTTCTACGATTGCATTTACTCAACTGAAGAATGCTGCTGAACCTATGATTAAGAATGCACTCAAGAATGTTGGTGGCAAGAAGAAAAAGATTAAAATTAAACAGGTCAAACCTGTCTTACACTATATTATGAATGAAGATGGCACTGCTCAGATAATTCAGTATGGTGCCAAGGGTATGAAAATACTTAAAGATAATATCGAGAACCTAGAACAGTATCTTCGTGACCAGGTTGATATCGATTCTCTTTATGAATATGATAATAAACTTTTGATTGATGAAGACCTTACCAAATCATTTACCAAGGAAGGTCAGAAAAGATTTAAGAGACACATTATTAAACCAAAAGCAATTGCGAAAAAGTTAGGGGCTAAGTTCTCATTTTAATTCTAATTTAGTTTCTAGGATAAGTAATCTCATTTCAAGTTCTCTCACTCGATCAATAGTATCTTTAACTTCTTTGGGTGGTTTCCACTCGTCAATCCAATTATCATTTTCTTCAATTTCTTCCCAGTGTTGAGTTAATTGAGTTTCAATAGAGTTCAATCTTTCAATAACTCCAAAGTACGCCCAGGTAGAGATGGCAACTGCTCCAAGAATTGATATTAAATTCTGTAAGGGGATTGCTACTTTACTATCGGATGAAACGTGGGAGACTTGTTCTTCACTCATAACTTATACTCCTCGTCAGAAGTTTTTAGAGTGATTGGGTTGTGCTCAATAGTGATTGTCTGGTGTGGTTTTACCTCTGCTGCTTTTGCAATGAGTGCTTCTAGGTCCCCTTTAGAAATACCTGCATTACCACCTTTCTCCCCTCCTTTCTTTGCTGCCTGAACACCGAAGGTAGCTAAGGTTCCTGTGAAGACAGATGCGATAAATGTTGGATCTAGTTTCTGTTCGGGGATTCCAAATGCTGGGGGCAGTTTAATGTATGCCAAGGTAAGAATACCACCAGACCAAACAAGGATACCCAGACGGACAAAAGTAGAGAGAAATGCAAGTTGTTCGTCCTTATCATCAACGCTCTCCTTCAGTTTGCTGAAGAACCCCTTCTTCTTAGGATCTTCGACTTTCTTTTCTTCTGTCATCTGAGAGTTACCTGAGAAGATCTCAATTATTTATTATTTTCACCGTCTTCATGATGTGTTAAGTATTTGTCGAAGAGTTGAGATGCCTCCAAGTTCTCTCCTTTTTTTGTCAAATCTTTAACTGCATCAAGGATCTTGTCCCTGAATTCTTTAGAGAAATGTTCCTCTGTCATGCTTGATTTACTAAACATGAAATTTATTTATAAAAAAAGGAACTACGCCCCCTCATATACAGGGGACATAATTCCTTTATCAGGTCCATCACCATCGTCGTGATCTTCAGGTGTGGTCAAAATGTATGCAATAACAAATCCAAACAGCAAACCAATATAGGCCTGCCATGTCATGATTCCTCACCATTCTGAGTCATCATTGCTCCTGCACAAAAGGTAAGGAACAGTGTTGCTGCTACTGCTAGGAATCCCATCACCAGATACCTGGAATGATTTGTCCTGTAGTTGCATACGAACCCATTGCTGCAATGATTCCGATCATTGCTGCCCATCCGTTGAGTCTTTCGTTTTGTTCGTTAAATCCCATTTTCTTTTCTCCTTTAAATAAAATAATTTTGGCCAAGTGTCGCGGATTAATTCCGCTAGTTTATGAGGTGTTTCTGTTGTTATCACCACTACCGATCAATAAAGTGCTTCTTCTTTATCAGTTTCAATTACACAATCTGACGTAGGATATGCAACACATGTGAGTACAAATCCCTCAGCAATCTGGTCATCATCAAGGAAAGATTGGTCTCCTTGATCAACTGTTCCAGAAATAATCTTACCGGCACAAGAAGAACATGCTCCTGCGCGACAAGAATAGTTCATGTCAATGCCTGCCTCCTCTGCAGCATCAAGAATGAATTGATCATCCTCAACCGCGATGGTTTGCTCAGAGTCGGGAGTGCGAAGTGTAACGTTAAAAGTCATCAGTATGTTTCAGAAAGTTGTTCTACAGAGTAGCATAGCAGTACAAAGAATGCAATGCTAGTGGCGGTAAGTAGTGCTGCGGTCATCAGAAGAGACCGAAGAAGAAGTTACCAGTGAATGCATAGGAGAGGAAACCAGCAACGATGCCTAGCATAGCAGCACGGCCGTTGAGTTTCTCTGCTCTTTCGTTATGTGTCTCGTATCCATAACGATCGACATATGTCTGATCGACATACATCTGTGGTTCGCGGGCGAACAAATTTTGGCGTCCGCCGTCTTCAGTAGTTACAGTCATGATTCCTTTTGTGAAGAACTGTTACAATTATATATAGTTTCTTTACATTTGTCAAGTGTCAGAAGACGAATTTGACCCCCGAAACAGTATAGGATGTATCAAAATCGGTCAGGGAACGGACATGTTCAACGTATAGACGGACATCTCCACCAGTTTCAATGCCAACGATGCCCATGAGGTTGCCCATGTTGTTCTGATCAGAATCCAAAGCAAAAGACCCTCCAAGGTATGCCGTGAAGGGTGCAACAGGAAAAATATATTTTACACCTGCGTGATTAAATCCAGGACTATCAGATCCTGAAGCAGGAGAGGACAGATGCTCTACAAAGAAACGAAGTCTTTCGACATCGTATTCACAACCAAGAGATCCAATAGGTTGAACTAGTTCAAGTCCATCTCCTGATCCAGGAGCAAGTCCAGCATAGCAGTTAAGTGGAGTGAGTTTGCCGCCCATAATGACGACAAGAATACCTCCGATAGTTTCAATACCAATACCATCGAACATATAAAATTATGCAGATGATATTATTATAGCGACTGAAA